GTTTCCCAGTCACGATCACATGGTAGGTTTCCTCGATAATATCGGTCTCTAACCCTGTTAAATCCCAACCGTCAATAATTGGCGCATGTTGCTGTGTTGGGCGCCAAACAAAATTCCCTGAATTCTGCATGTCACCAGCGTCCGGCTCAAAGAAATTCGTTAGTGGGAGCATCATATCTTGCGTTTCGTAAGTCTCTAACGCGGACTCAAACATTACTTCTACAATCTTACCTGTACTAGCCATTTTTAGTTACCTTTTACCATTTGGACACATCGGCACCAGCTTTTTTAGCAGCTCTCTTGGCGTCGATTCTGCCTTGAGTGTTGCCATCTTTTACCGCTTTGTCATATTGTTTTTTTAATGACTTAGCCGTTCCAGTTGCTGCATCGCCTTTAAGCTCTGCGGCTGGTTTTGGTGCGTCACTACGTTTTTTATGTGGAGGTTTTGAGGCTTTCTCTTGAATTTTAGCTAAGTACATAACTCCGCTAGCTCCTGTTTTGTCGCTCATTAGTTTATCTTTGAACTCATTAAGGGCTTTAGGGTTTCTGCCTAAGTAAAACCAAGCTTTCTCACTACCTTCGCCATTACTTTCCATGAGAGAAACAAATTGATCTGCAACCTCATTGCCGGAACCTGGGAACACCTGATCTAAAGTCTGTCGAATTAATAAATCTCCAGCCAGCCAAGCATCTTGGGTTATCTTTTTTTCAGCAATTAATTTGCTCGCCTTGTTTAAGTGCTCATGAACCGCACTTTCCCGAGCCTGATTTGCAGCTTCGACTTCAAGTTTTTTAGCTCTATCCTGCTGAGTTGACTCAAGACCCTTGTTAAGCTTTAGCTCGATCTTTTTATCAAACCAAGCTTCTAGGGCGTCACCATGCAGTTTTTCATCATAATCGTAATCTTCCAGCACTGGCCTAGGTGGTAATACATCCTCTGCTTTAGCCGGCTGATTAGATAGCGCTTCAACTTTTTGTCTAAGCTCTTCTAGCTCGGCGTCTCTTTCCTCTTTCTGAGCTTTCAAATCTTTGTTTTTTAAACGTAGATGTTTAGCCTCAGCGCTTGGAATGAAACCGCTTTTATTATCGTCTTCCGCCTTCTGCCAGTCTTCTAATTCGCCTTCTGGTTCTGACTTTTCGTCGTCAGTCTCAGCTTCTTCTTCAACTTCTAGCCCTTCGGGTTCCTCAACCTCAATCGGCTCTAAAGTTTCGTTGTCCACCTCAACATACTCATCTTCCGGCGTATCTTTAGGCTGCTCAGTAGCCTCGTTTTGAGCTTTAAGCTCGCTTAACGATAATGTTTCCACTTGATTATCCTCGTAGTGAACGATAACTATAGATAAGACCGTCTATATTCGGTTTTGCGTACTCACTCGCCAGTACCTATAGTATAAAACTATTAGGTTCTGGCTGCAAATTTATTGAAACTATGCCCTTTGTCTCAGGTCTGCGCCAGTGACTTTTCTTACGTTGTCTATTTGTGCGCCTTGTGATTGGATGTTCTTGAAATTTATTTCAGCGTTAGCCTTTTTAGCGTCGATCATTACTTTTGCTCTATTCGTTTCAGCATTAAATTGATCTATTTGAGTATCCATCAAATTAGACTCTGCGTTCATCTGCTCTGCTTGGGCTTTGCTCATTTCAGCTTGAGCTATCAATAGGGCCGGGTCTGGCTGATTTTGCTGCGTTTGCTGCTGCTGCGCTAGTAGCTGTTTTTCTTCATCCGTTTCAGGCTCTGCGTAACCTTGTAAGATAAGCTGGTTTCTAGCGTATTCTCTCATAGACTTAAACGCTACACCGTCAATCATAGTCATGTACTCTAACAGCATCATTTGCCTCATAGGGCTGTCAGGCGACTCACTATTAATCATCTCTTTTAGCTCTTTTCTGCTCTGCTCTTTGATTGATTGAAAGCTTGGGCCTATGTCAGCATAAACATCAAAAATATAGCTTTTAACATCGTTTTTAACAACAAGCTGCAAAGTTTCTGGATCTATCTCTTGCTGATTAATAACCTCTTTAGATGATAGACCGTCAGACTTAACAAGAGACACCTCTTGCTCTGTATCGTAAACAACAGACGCCATTGAAGCGTAGACCTCACCATCGCGCCTTAAAGCCGCCTTGAGGCTGTGCTGATAAATAAATGATTGCTTGTCGAATAGCTTTTGAATCTGCTGTAAAGCCTCGCCACTTAAGTCCATATCAGTAATATTTTGGGGTAACCCTTCACTGGCTACATCATTAATAGCTTCTCTTGACGCTTGTATACTTGCGATAAGGGCTTGAGGCATTGGCTGTTCAGGCATAACACCTTGAGCGCCAATTGGTAACGGGTCTGAGTTTGCGTCTTTCATGTTCTGAAGTAAATAAGGAAAGTTATTATCCGCCCCAGACTCTTCATACATATGTTCAAACCCTTGGATCTGCTCAGGAAAGAATATAGGCTTTTGCCTTGGGCTTTTAGATACAATATCAGCCAAATAAGACAGTTGAAAATTTCTCAATCTTTGAGGGTCTTTAGCTAGTCTAACAATACCTTCGTAGTGCTCCTCACCTTCAACAAAGGCCCTCTCTCCGTAATCAGGAACGACAGGTATATGCTCTCCAGGTATAATTGAGCAATCTAAAACTTCATCACCACCACCCACAATATAAAGCTTAACCTCGAAAACTTCCTTCTCTATCTCATCAATAAGCTGAAAGTCATTGTCAATTAAATCATCCTCCTTGTCGTCTAGCTCTTCCTCTCTGACTTCCTGCTCGCTTCCAATAGAGTCGGCAAATAAGAATATCTTAACTTTTCTCTTTGTTCGATGGTAAAACCGCGTAACATAATAATCTGAATCTCCAGACAGCCAAGGAAAAACATAAGAATGTTCAGGAAATGCAAACGATTTTGGCACATCTATATCGCTATCACCCCCTAGATCTTCAACTAGCTGCTTGTAACCGTCCTCAGAATAACCAACAAGACATGATACATAATTAGCGTCCGACTTATCGTTCAGCTTCGCATTAGGGTCCCAAAATACAGTATTGTTAGCTTCAAATAATGGCCTACGGTTTATTACCTGCCGATTGTCGCCGTTTCTTCTTGTTTTATAAGTAGTGAACAATTCCCACGCGCCAACGCCGCAAACAATTGATTCTGTGATTGCGTTCTCTCTCGCCTCTAAAGCTGAGTTGTTCCGCATATCAGACCTATACATTCCGTCAATAATATCTGCACCTGAATCATCAGTATCTTCAACCGGCTCAAAGTCAACTTGCACGGGGTTAGCTTTAATGTCTGATATGATTTGTCTTGCGGCTTTGCGAAGCATATCGAATTGGCCACGATACTGAAGCGATGAACCTCCGAGCTGCGTGCTATCCCACTGACTGACCCAAAAAAACAACAAGTCGTCTGCTGCTTTTTCTCTTGTTGTTTGGCCGTGAGTGTAGGCTTTATCATGGAGGTCGCGAACTTCTGTAGCTGTAAGCATTCTATCTTCCCATAGTTTTTAAGGGCTGGGGTATGTAAACTTTTTTGGTTGGTGCCATTATATCACCAATTCTAACAGAATATCGACGCATCATATAGGCGTAGCGCAACGCGTCCAATATATCATCCATTGTTTTCACTATCTTTCCTTTGTCGTCCCTGTGGTATTGATTGAACTCGTTAAAGAAGTCTAAGCAGCCATTAAAAACCTTAAACTTGCCTTTACACATCAAATCTCTTATTTCGTAAAGGCCATGCTCAACACTATTACCGCCCGTGTGAACCTTTCCGGCTTTGTTAATTGGTGGGTGCGTTGCATGTTCCGATGTCATTCTAAATCCAGCATTTTGATAATGAACCTTCTGTTGTACGGCATCATCTCGACCCTTCTCGTTCTGCAGTCCGTCAGGTGGCCAAGCTACAGGGATGTTAGATTGCCATGATTTAACAGCGCCCCAAGCGTCATTGGCAGAAACTTTAGAGGCTTTCCAGCAATGAGTTAAGTAAAATGTGCCAGTATCTCTATCCTCGACCAACTTAACTTGAGCTTGCGGATGATCCCAGCCAAAGTCCATCCCGCCAATAACAAACCAATGACTAGGAATTTCAAACGGATCACACTTAATAAACTCTTCAGACAAGTCATAGATTCGACCATGGCCTAGCATTGGAATGCCTTTTGTTCTCATATCTCTCTGATGAGCCGGATACTGTTCGAGCATCCTTTCCCGTTTCTCTTCTGTGATATGAGGCGCATCAATCCAACCTTTCTGCATAAAGAACTGGTCTTTGCTTGGATCGTCCATAAACTTAATGACTAGCTCTGTTCGACCATTCTCGGGAGTGAAAGTATATATCCCTCTGCCGCCTTTACCCTTGTCGCCATTAATGGTCCTGGTTAGCACTTGAGGTCTAATCGTTTGGTCTCTCGGCTCTTCATCCACATGAAACCAATCGACAACATCTCCCATAATGGCGTGCTGGCCTTGAGTGTATGACCAGAACTGAATAACTGATGTGCCGCCAGTTTTATGCCTAACCCTAACTGTTCTCATTGCGTTAGGTGTTCCGGTGGCAGACTCCCAGCTTACTATTTTATCTTTAGGGACTAGGCCTCCGGTAAATTCTTTACCAACATAGTCACCGAATAAAGCTTTCTGAAGTAGGTCTCGACACTTTTCCATAGAATAGCCAAGCCCCCAACACAAAGGGGCGAAGTCGAATTCATGCCCTTGGTAGCCTTCTGGATAGTCGCCGGTGAGATGGAATGAGTCAATTGTGGTACCGGTAAAGGTTTTACCAATCTGATTTGCTGCACATAGACATGACTCGAAGTAATCGGAAGTAGCTGCACAAAAGTCTTTTTGCCAGTCGTAAAACTGATTATATTGATCAAAGGCTAGATTAGCCTTCTTGCGCCTTTCTAGCTCTCTTTTGATTAGAACTTTTCTTTCCAGCTCCTTGCGATTCATTAACTCAGAAGTACTATTTTAGATTTCTTTTCTTGCTCAACATCCACACCATACTCAAGCAGCAAATCTTGTAGCGCCATAGCTGCGCCTATTTTCATAAACGCTAGCGGAGCCTTGTCGCCATCTCCTGACTCTTTCAACCCTTCCGCCTCCGCAAGTGATATGTGATAAACCTCAGCCGCTCTTGATTTCCAGTTAATTTTTTTAGTCACTACCCCTTACCCCCAAATCGCATAATAAATAATATAAAGCCAGCTAAATGCGCCATGCAAAATAGCCCAACCTAAATGCTTATTGATTGTGAATGATACAACCATAGCTAATGCTGAGCCGAATGATATACCCGTTGTTATAGTTTGCCTTTCCATTATTTTACCCCTCACTTAATTGATTAACATAATAACTAACAGCAGCTTCGAACAGCCTCGGATTGTCCTTGTGCCAGTTCTGAATAGTGTCTCGATGCTTGCCGTAGTATTCGGCTACATCTTTAATCGATTTAGCGCCTAGCTGTTTAGCGGCGTTAGATGCGCTCATTTAGTGATATCTGCTTTCTTGCTCATACCGATACTATACAGAATTATTCATCATAATCAAGGTATTTACCGAATTATTCATTATATTTGTGCGCTTTTGGCATAAAAAAAGACCTCCGAAGAGGCCAAGAGTGGAGTAAATTCATTGTTTAAGTTCGTTTTCTAACTCTTCATCTGTCATTTGAGTAATATCTTTAAACCCTACAGACCCTGAATGGACAGTATGATTTTTATTCTTGTCAAATCCACCGGTATAATCACCAAGCTTCCCTAGGGCGCTTATACGAGCCGAATGAACAGACCCCTCACCAACCCATTCAGCCTCCTCTTTAAGCCTTTCTACTATCCACTCTGTCGTTACTAGAGCCTTTTCTGTTGCTTGGTTCATAAATTTTTGTATTTCTTCCTGTATGTCTGGTTTCGTTAGGTTCTCACATCCCATAGCTTTAGCTGTGTTTTCTGAGTACCCAGCCTTGATAGCTGCTTGAGTTGCATTGAATTTGCATTCTCCACAATAAAGCTCTACAAACCGCCTTTGTTTACCTGTTAAATTGTTTTTCACTTCAACCCCTTTATCTATTCGTCCTGCTTGGATGAAGGTGAGATCGTGACTGGGAAAC